GCATAAATACACTAGAATAAGGAAAAGGGCGAAATGTCATACACCATAAACAGATATAACGGAACACAAATTGCTGTAGTTGCCGACGGCACTATTGATGCCACTATTGATCTTAAATTGATTGGTAAAAACTATGCAGGATACGGCGCTGTACAGAACGAGAACTTTGTATATCTGCTAGAAAATTTTGCCAATACTACACAACCCCCAAAGCCGTTGCCAGGACAGATCTGGTACGACAGCGGTAATAGTAAACTAAAATTTTGGGACGGAAGCAAATTCCGTACTACAGGCGGAGCAGAAATTGGTACCACAGCTCCGACCGGTCTAACAGTCGGCGATTTCTGGTATGATTCAGCTAATCGCCAGTTATACGCATATAATGGTTCGAGTTATACTTTAATTGGACCACAAGCAGTTGCAGGTTCAGCAACTACACAGATGCGTAGTGTTAGCCTAGTTGACATAACAGGCGGAACACATCCTGTAATTCAAGCAGTTGATAATGGTAATGTTATCTTTATTGTGAGTTCAGATAGTGCATTTACTTTAGATGCTACAATTAATCCAGTAACTGGCTTTACAGTTATACAACAAGGTGTTACTCTTTGTTATACTAACAATGGAGCAACGCCAGGACAAACAACAAGTAGTCATAGATTTTATGGTACAGCTACCAATTCAGAAAGATTAGGTGGTTTATCAGCAAGTAATTTCGTGCAGTCAACTGGATCCCCACAATTTTCATCACAAGTTAACTTTGGCGATGTTGGTTTTACGGTAGGTAATCCGATTGCTAGATTAGCAGTGTTTAACCAAGGAGCGTCAACTCCTATTATTGCTAATCAAGTTAATAATACAATTCAGTTCCAAACTACAGTTAGTTCAACAACTAAGTATCCATTACAACTTGTAGGAGCAGATGTTCTTCCTGGTATTACATTAACAAGTAATTTAGGATCAAGCGGGCTACAATGGAATAGTTTATATGCTAATTATGTATATTCGACAGCACAACAAGCTGATGCACTGAATGTAGGTGGAAATTATAGAACAGCTTCAACCGGAGCAGTTGCTAATACAATTGCCGCCCGTGATGGTTCTGGTAATTTAACAGCTACTCTATTCTCTGGAATTGCATCAGCCGCAAATTATGCTGACTTAGCTGAGAAATACTTACCAGATGCAGAATATGCAATTGGTACTGTAATGACTATTGGCGGCAATAGCGAAGTTACTGCTTGCAGAGCAGGTGATCGAGCTATTGGAATTATATCAGGAAATCCAGCTTATATGATGAACAGTGGACTTGAAGGTGGAGTTTATGTTGCTCTAAAAGGTCGAGTTCCATGTAAAGTAACAGGGCTAGTAAGCAAAGGACAACGGTTAGTTGCCGGACCAGACGGTACTGCATCAGCAATGTCAAGCGATTCAGCTCTACAAGATTGCTTTGCCATCGCATTGCAGTCGTTTGGAACTGCAACTGAAGTTCCGACTGATCACAGTTCAGAAACTGGAACTATAGAAGTTCTTGTTTTATAAATAGATCGTTAATTAAAAAAGGTTATATATTATGGCAGGTCAAGGTACAAACATACTAGCATTAGATTATAATAATATCCAATCTAAGATCGCTCAGGTATTGGGACAAGGATCTGGCACTTTTGGATATAATCAAACAGTACTAAGCAGTCAAGTATCAGTAAATCAGAAAATTACCGCATTACAATGGCAAAATTTATATAATGATTTAATCGCAGCCAGAACACATCAAACTGGTGCAAATGAAACTGCTAATTTAAATTATCCTACAACTAGCACTACTATCAAAGAAAGTGATCGAGCGGCATACCTTGCATATGCTAGTACTATTGAAGCAAATAGACTTGTTGTTCCACCAGCCGGACAAGCCACATTGGAAACTTATAGTACTTCTACAAGAACCGCCGATTGGAACGGTACGATAACACACTCAATTACTCTTAGTTTTGCTGATGCAAATACTGCCAGAGCATACTTCAATGCAGGTGGAAATATTCAAGTATCTGCAAGTTTTTCCCCTAACGCATCGAACTTAAAAAATAATAGTTGGCAAACCATGTTGAACAATATGGGTATAGTCAAAATGACTTACAATGCTACAACAAATACCGGTAGCGGCACTGGAGTTACTGCATCAGCTATTGGATACCAACAGCTAACTTCTGGTCAACAACGTATTTTCCAAAAAACAACAGAAACACCAACATACAGCCCAAATGCATTTGAAATATATGCTAACGTAAATGCTACTGGAAGTCAGGTTATATTCAGTATCCAATATCAGGATTTATCAGGTCAGCCAAATGCGCCATGGGGCACTGACGAAAATATTACAGGTACATTAACTAGCCAAGTACAAGGTTACAGACCATCGGGCACAAGTGTTTCTATTAATGCACCTACTGTTTCTTCTTCAGGACCGTAACCCCCTAACTAGTTGACAAGATAATTACTGTAGTGTATTATAGTACATTACGGAGTTATCTATGGATGAACGAATCGAAAAAGCCTTTGCAGTTGCTAATTATATGGCAACATTATCTAATCAAAGGCGTATAATTTTAGAAGAATATAATCAAAAATTAGTATACTATATTAATGGTGCTAGTTTTAACATTACGCCCGAACTAATAAATTTTACTAAGACGGTATTAGATTTGGGATACACTGAAGATGTTGCGTTTGTTGATGCAAATAAATTCCCAGTTATTATTAATGATGTGAAGAAATTTTTTGACGATATTGTTTCAATTTTCTTCGAGTCTACTAATAGTTACGCCGCAAAATTTGCAGAAATAAAATCAAAAAGAAAAATAGCAGATATAGTCGACTTATGACAATAGGTGCAATCTTATTTGCTCAAAATAATACAACTGTTGATTATATTAAATTAGCAGTGTTTGCTGCCAGGCGGATTATTAACCACTTAGACATTCCTGTAAGCATAATTACAGATAACACACAGTGGTTAGTTAATCATTATCCCGATCATCCATTTGACACAATAATAGAAATACCTATAGACACAACTCCTCAACAAAAATATTTTAATGATGGGTCGTTAGCATCTCAAAAACTTGATTGGAAAAATAAATCGCGCAGTAGTGTATATGATCTAACCCCATATGATCGTACACTAGTATTAGATAGCGATTATATCATTAGTTCTAATATTCTAAAACCGGCACTACACAACTCGCATGATTTTCAAATTTATAAAAATAGTTTTGATTTAGCGAGTTGGCGTACAACTAACGAATTTAAAAGAATTAATCAATATTCAATTCCTTTCTATTGGGCTACTGCTTTTGTTTTTAACAAGTCTGAAATTATGCAATGCTTCTTTGACTTAGTTACGTATATTAAATCAAATTGGCTGTATTTTAGAAATTTATATAATATTGAACATTCGGTTTTTAGGAATGATTTTGCTTTTAGTATTGCTATTCATATTATGAATGGTAAAACTAACGGAGAGTTTGCAGTAGATTTACCAGGAACAATGAGTTATGTTATTGACAAAGATATACTAGTTGATATTATTGATGATAAAATTCACGTGCTAATAGAAAAACAAAACCACCCTGGCGAATACATATTATCGAAAACACAAGGCATTGACTTGCACGTTATGAATAAATTAAGTTTGAGTCGATTTATCGATGGAGGTACAGGTGTCTAAAGGTTTCCTTTTATTTGCACAGAATACTAAGGCTGTAGATTATATTACTCAAGCATATGCATTGGCATTGAGTATCAAACAAAGTCAAAAAGATATTACAAGTGTATCTTTAATAACAAACGATCCTGTACCTAAAAAATACCAAAAAGTATTTGATCAAATTATTCCAATTCCGTGGACTACTGATACAACATCAACTTTAGCAGGCGAACATCGATGGAAATTATATCATGTAACTCCTTATGAAGAAACTATGGTACTCGATACTGACATGTTATTATTGGAAGATATTAGTTGCTGGTGGGAGTATTGTAGCAATTATGATTTTAAATTTTGTTCTCGTATAAAGAATTATAAACAAGAAGTTGTAAACGACACGTATCATCGAAAAGCGTTTATTGCTAATAATCTAACCAACCCCTATTTTGCCTTACACTACTTTAAAAAGAATAGTCCCGCCTACGAATTTTATAAAGTATTAGAATTTATCTGCAATAACTGGGAGTGGGCATACGATAAGTTTGCATCTGATGAATATCAAAATTGGTTAAGTATGGACTTAGCCGCAGCCATTGCGATTGAAATCACCGGAACACACGAACATGCAGTAGATAGCGTTAGTCCTTTAGAATTTGTTCATATGAAAACTCCAATCCAAGGATGGTCTCCTATACCCGTGAGTTGGCAAGATACTGTTCCTTACGTATTAAACACAAAGGGCGAGTTAATTGTGGGTAATATTAAACAAAGCAAACTGTTTCATTACGTAGAAAAGAATTTTATGACTAAAAAAATTCTAAATAAACTAGAGGATTTAAATAATGGCTCGTAAATCTCCTAAATATATTCCTCCTAAATTTTATATTCATTATGATAAAAAGACCGGAGAAATATTTTCTGCAAGTAATGAATTTAATAAAGCATATTCTACTATTGAGATTCGAGAGCCTGAATATGTTCGTTTTTTAAATGGCGAAGAAAAGTTTCAAGATTATCAAGTTGGCTATATACGGACTACTGATAATCAAACAATACTAGCATTAGCACCTCGAGCAAATCAGGGATATACATTTAAGAACAATGTGTTTGAATGGATTGTAGACGCTCCAACTAAGAAAACTGAACTAACAGTAGTATGGGATAACATCAATGATCAGTGGATCTTTTCACTTAGCGATAACTGTAAAGACAGATTAAAAGACAATACATCAGCAGAAATATTACCATTTTTTGTAATGTTATCAAACGATTTTGATTTCTTGATTAGAACGATTACTATAAGTATGCATGATCTTTGTGCATTTAAATTAATAAAAAAACCTTTTAAAAGCCAACTAGAAAAAGATATTACAAAAATATCGATAGCAAGTAAAATTGTATTCCAAAGTTATGGATTAAAAATAAATGATTAAAATTATTGAACAGGATATCATCTTCCTTAGTTATGATGAACCAAACGCTGAAAAAAACTATTCAGATTTATGTGCTAAAGTTCCTTGGGCTAAACGCATACACGGAGTCAAAGGTAGTGATGCCGCACATAAGGCATGCGCCGCACTAAGCGATACTGAGTATTTTGTTACTGTAGATGCAGACAATATTGTAGATCCAAAATTTTTAGAAGTGGAAATTGATTTATCCGCACTCGGATTGACTAGTGAAAATGTGTTTAGTTGGTGCGGTCGAGTTCATGTTAACGGACTGATGTACGGCAACGGTGGTCTTAAATTATGGACACGCAAATTTGTCAATGAGATGAAAACTCATGAAAACTCAGACCCTACTGATCTTAAAGGTAAAGTGGAGTTTTGTTTTGATAATAGATATTATCAATTTAATGAAAACTACAGTGAGAGCTTTACTAATGCTACGCCGTTCCAATCATGGAGAGCAGGATTCCGCGAAGGTGTTAAAATGTCATTAGATCAAGGTGCTAGAGTAAAAGATCTTAAATCAATATGGTGGCAGAACTACCACAGATTGCTAGTTTGGTCAAGTGTAGGTACAGATGTCGAAAATGGCATCTATAGCATACTTGGTGCAAGAGAAGGTGCTGCCTTGACAAATTGTACAGATTGGGATTATGCTAATGTACGTGATTTTGATTGGTTAACAACCTATTGGAATGAGCATTATGAAAATTCTTCAGAAGAAGAAAAGACAAATCAAATTAATTTTTATGGTAAAGAACTTAGAGAAAAATGCGGATTAGAAATTGCTAATCTAGATCCGGCTGGTAGTAAATTCTTCAAAACCGTTTATCAAAATACTCCAAGGATCATTCGTAAACGTGTATGATATAATTTTTATCTCGTATAACGAACCTAATGCTGATGAAAATTTTGCTAGGTTAAAAGAACGATTTCCATTAGCAAAAAGAGTCCACGGCGTTAAAGGAATTCATCAGGCGCATATCGCCGCTGCCAAAAAAGCATTTACTAAAATGTTATGGGTTGTAGATGCTGATGCAATAGTCTTAGACAGTTTTAAATTTGATTATATTGTATCAGAGTGGGACTTAGATGTAGTTCACGTATGGCGCAGTCGTAATCCTATTAATCAATTAGAATACGGATACGGCGGAGTTAAGTTATTACCAAAAAAATTAACTATTAATATGGATGTTAATAGTACTGATATGACTATGAACATCAGCACTAAGTTTAAAGCAATGGATACTATCAGTAATATTACTGCTTTTAATACCGATGCATTTAGTACTTGGAGAAGCGCCTTTCGTGAATGCTGTAAACTAGCAGTAATTAATAACGAAGAGTCAATTGCTAGATTATATTTTTGGTGCCAGTTAAATCCCGATCAGCCATACGGCTTTTATGCCTATTCAGGCGCTCTTGCTGGCGCAGACTACGGTCGTAAAAATGCCCCCAATAAGGAGGCACTTAATAAAATTAATGATTTTACTTGGTTACAAGATCTTTGGCTAGAGGAAAAATCTCAGCTATCACTTTAGCACACGCTATAGCAACTTCTTGGTGCTCTTTCTGTGTGCCATTAGCACTACGCAATTCAATAAAGTGAATCCAACTACGAAGTGTTCCGTTCATATATAAACGACTTTCTATAAGTCCTTCTGGTAAGACTGCACGGGCTTGTTCCTTTGCTATACCATTAGCGATAGCCCACTCGTACTCTCTTTGTGCGGCATATATAACTCTTTTTTGAGCACGTTCCCATTCGTTTTGTAACAGTTGATCATCTGTTGCGATGCTATTCTGTCTATTTGTTGTGTCCTGGAGTCGTGCTTCTCGCAATACAAACGACAGGTCTTTAGTAGGGTCAGCATATCGCTGACTGAATTCTTGGAAGCTGAAGCTACGATGTCTAAGGATCTGTCGTGCAATATCTCTTGTGGTT